ATTGTTGAATGATAAAAATGGTCTCCAAACATTAGTAAGTCTCCGATGGGTCGCCGAATGGATTAGATTCTGAGAAGTCCATAAATCCATCTGCATCTATTTCAAATTCTACGTTTTGAGCTTGTTCATCAGTTGACCAAGAATTTCCTGTGGTATCTGTGACATCACTATATACTTTAGCAATAGTACCACTATATTCTGATGTATCTCCTGTTAATGTTCCGCCCTGAGTAAATGTTTTGGCTAATGTTGAACCTGTTGTTCCAATATTAGATACCCACAATTTACTTAATATATTTGATGATTTAGTTCTTTGTTGAACTTCTCCAAATACTATTACATTAGGTGTTACACTTGCATCAACAGTTTGTCTTACAATTTCACCAACTTCAAAATGATTTCCACCAGAAATAGTTACGTCTATTGGTAATTGATATCCTACTTTAGATACTGAGTCATCTATATCTACGATACCTGTTTCGAAATCTTCATCATTATATTCAAACAATGAACACTTCATAGTATAGACTGGCAAATTTGATAATTGATAAAATGGTTGTTCGTCTTCAACAAAATTAATCTCAAAGAAATTATTTGTCATCGGTAAGAAGATTAAATCTCCTTCAGTAGGTCTTGGATTTTCTACCTGACTAGAGAACGGGCCAACTCTATCGTCCCATCTTCTACGTGATACTACAAATGTAGCTTCGTCTTTTATATCTAAACCAAACTTACTATATAAATCACCAGCACCATCAAAGCCTTCTGCGTTATCAATATACATTTCCATAAGATAAGCATCGTCAAATGTTGACGCTGGGTCATCATTTAAAACACTATCTCTATTTACTATTGTACGTGGAATGTAATAGACGTCTTGTCCATATATTCCTAGGGATTCTATTATCAGGTCTTCGTATAAGTGTTGTTCACTTTTGACGGCCTGAGAAAAGTATACGTTTCTCGGCATGGTTTATCCTATCATGAAGTCGACTGGCTGTTCCCAGTTCAATCTAGCTTCTTCCTCTAATCTTATAATTTCTTCGTTTGCATCATCAAATATTTGACGTCCATTAAATGTTACTCCACCTGGCATTACCATTCCTTCGAACTTAATTAGGTTTGTACCCCATTGTCTTTTGATTAACGCTGTTGCATATCTTTTTAAGAAATAATCGTTGTATACATCTGTATATGTATTAGGGTCTATAACTCTGTAACATTCAACAACTAAATAATCATCAACTAAAACTTCTTTGTCCCAGTCCATAAATATTTCTAATCTGTTTTTATGTCTTTCAAAGTTAATATGTTTCTCATCACTATCAATTACTTGGTCTAAAAGCGATAAAAACTGTTGTGACATTACGTAATCTGTAAGACTACCCATGAATCCAACTGAATGCATATCATTTAAATGCATTTGATATCTAATATCGAACATATCAGTTGATGATACAGTATCTCTTATAGGCATAACTCTTACGACATCTCTTACTAAATCGTTTAAAGTAATGTATCCGTTTTCGATATCACCTTTTGTTATAGCACTTATAACTGCTGTAACTCCTGAACTTCCACCTGTTATTGTTTCCGTTGTAGTAAACGGTGTGTTTGAATCTTTTAATGCGCTATATGTAATTGTAGTTCCAACACCTGTTTTAATTGTAGCAACTGCACCTGTTGCTGAACCGGTAATCTTTTCTCCTACTGAGAAATTACCAGCAACTGAACCGGTTAAAGTTAATTCTGAATTTGTTACTTTGTGTTTTAAAAATGTTTTTTCTACAGCATCAGCATGATAAAATTCATAGAATTGAAGAGCTTCGTCTACTCTATCATCTATTTGGTCGTCATCAATATTGATTTCAATTACAGGCGCACCTAAACTTCTTAAGCAGTAATCTATAAATGTTGTTTTACTATTTGGTTTTGCCATTATTTATTCCTATTATAATCTATTTATAAGAGTTTATCCTTCCAATGTATTAATTCTTGCTTCTAATTCTTGCACCGTTTTAACTAGATGTGCTACTATTGCTGTTACATTAACAGACTTCGTTTCGTCTAAATAACCATAAACTTCGTTTGGTAAAACTGTTGCTATCTCTTGAGCAATGAATCCTGCTCTTCCAGTTTGATTAGGAGTATCTGAATCTTTCCAATCAAATGTTCTTGGTTTTAATTGTTTTATTATATTTGTACTTCCGTCTGCTAAATCAACTATGTTTTCCTTTAGTCTTTCATCTGAAGTATCATTAAAGTCGCCAGAAAAAACTCTATTGGTATATAAAGTATTGTCATTATGGTTATATCTAATATAGCCTGGGTCTGCAGCTGCTCCAGATGTTCCGTCTGCAAAGTTTAAATAACCATAGTTACTTGTACCTGTATATATCGTTAATGAAGCATTTCCTGAACCATCTCCTACTGAAAGAAAAGTTTTAGAACCTGAGCCAATAGTGACTGTATTTCCAATTGAAACTTCTCCATCATAATGCATCCTCACTCTTTCGTTTAAAACTCCAGCTGTAGAACAATAGAATCTTAATCCTGAAGATATGTTAGCGCCGGAATTAACATCTGCCATGTTTGCAATAAGTCCTGTATTCTGAACTACGCCATTGTTTCTTTCTCCTTGAAACTGTATTGCAGGTCCAAATCCAGGAATTGTTGTACCAGTAGAAGTAGCAGTAAGCATTAATCCTGATACGAAGCTATCAGTTTCACCTGTATAGGTTTGAACAGTCAGTGCTACGCCAGGATCCGCGGTACCTATACCAACTTTTCCATCTTCGTGCCAAGTCATAACTCTTGTACCACCCGAAATACCTACATCTAAATAATCATTTGAACCTTGACCTGATTGTGCTGCCCAACTCCATGCTTCGTTTCCTGTATGGTTTATAGTATGATAAACTCCCCCACCTGAAACTACTGTTTGACTAAGTACTCCGCCAGAAGCTAAAGTAACTGCACCAGTATTTGTTGTCCCTGATAAGAAGAGGTCTTTGAAGCGAACTCCAGCAAGGCCTAAATCTATAGCAGCGTTGTTATTTGAGCCTGAATCATTTGCAGGGATGATTGCATCAGCGGCATTAGAAAATTTAAGATTTACGTTGCCTTGACCAAATTGAATTATACCGGCATAACTGTCAACAGCGCCAACTGTAGCACTATCCTTACGGAATGTTAAAAGAGGGCCGTCACTACTAAGCCTGTTCAGTAATAATGGATAATCATTAGCCACAATGTGTGCTGCAAAACCTGTCGAGGTAAACCTATGCCCTGATGCTGAACTGTTTTCAACGTCACGCCCTACGAGCAATGACCCTCCCGAACTTATGCGGACACGTGCAGTCCCGCCAGTAACAAACTGTAAAGTGTCTCCTGTAGGTCTTGTCATTCCTGTATTAGTATCGTTAGTAAAAGCAAAACTTGGTGTTGTAAGACCTAATGGATTAACAAGAAGCTGCCCTGCTACACTTATACCAGTATTTGTTGTTAGTAGCTTGTTTGAACCATTAAAATAAAGTGCTGTAGCTCCATTATGATCAACATAGAATCTGACTGATGTGTTTGATGAATCTGTAATATGAAAATCATTTGCTTGTATATTAAAGTTACCTGTACTATTTCTTAAACGTGCATGACTACCATCATGGTAAATACGCAAGTCAAGATCAGTACCAAAGTAAGCTGTGGCGTTATCTACAAAAGAAGCTCCACCTAAAATTGCTGTTCCTGTGATAGTTACACCACCAGAGTTAGTGGATAGTTTTGCATTACCATTGTGATAAAGATTTACAGCTCCATTAGGAATAATCTCCATCATAGATGCTCCACCTGCATCAAAGAACTTTAAAGGTAAGTCTGAATTTGTTTTTATATAATTTACATTTCCTGAATGATATATTTTAAGGTCTGAACTTGCACCAAAAATTAGTTCTTTGTCATCTGCTATACTTACATTTGCTGTAAATGTTGTATTCTCACTACTATCAATAGTTATAGCTGTAGCGTCACTTGAGTCTGCTAGTGCTGAATTGATTAAATTTCTGTTTACTTTTTGTAATGCCATTGTTTCTCCTAAGTTGTTGTACCAATAGCTAATAAATTTATACCAGCGCTTTTAAAATCATCAGCTGACACAAATTCGTGTGTTGGCCAAGTCATGTTATTTACTATACCAGTGTTCCAATCTATTACCGGTACTGTTCCTGTTGTCATATCTCTTAAAGCTTGTCTGTAAGTTATCATTGCTGATCTTTGACTATCTGTCATTGGAAAATCAGATGAAGTATATTTATCGGTCAATCCTAATAATGTGTCTCGTCTTTTTCTTACTTCAGCTAAACCGTATGCTGTAGCTTCTGCAGTCTCTTCTGCAGTTAAAGCTGCTCCTTTTTTTTCTAATAATGTGTTTAAAATATCCATAATTCCCTCTTATAAGTCTATAATTAATATTTCCCCC